GTGATCGTTCTGAACAGCAAAACCAATAGTACTGCCACTGGTGACTACCTCTATACCATTCCTGCACTTCACTAGCTCAGCCTGATTGTTTGTCTTGTTATAACGAGCCAGAATATAGTTAGAGCCATCTTCTGCAAAGCCTATAAGACCACACCCAACAGGGTAGTTGGCAATACAGGAACCAGAGCTAATGCTATTATTGAATGATGCAGCCAGAGAGAAGTTCGCAGTATGGTATGGGCGTTGACCATACATAATGAAGGGTCTACCAGCTTTTGGAATAGTAAATGTACCATCCGACTCTTTTGTCCACGATGTCTCTGCATCATCATAAGAATAGGTTGCCTCGGCACCACTCATGAAATCCACTCGTGCTACATTGAACCAAGTACCAGTGGTACACTCAATCAGCATACCGACTTTCTTGATGCGATGCCCCACAGTCAAGCCAGTCATCCATAACTCAAGAGGTTCGGGTCTATCAAGCAATTCAGGCCATGTAATCTTCCATTGACCAGATCCACTTGTATTGTCCTTCGAGAAGTGGTAAGTTTCGTTATTATTCCCATCTACAGTAACAAAAACTATACTAATCCTATCGTTATCACCAACAGTAGCAGGATGCGACCAGCCATGCACATGCATATGGACACTACCCGATGTGATTAGTGGATTCTTATCCATCAGGCAAATGTCTGAAACATCAGCATTGCCAATAATTCCAAAATGGTGTTCGCCAGCACTGCCAGAAGTATTGAAGTTGACTCCACCCCTGTCAATCATATTCACGCCAACAATGCCTCTGGCGCTGTTGGTATAGGGCTCCTGCCTCCACATATCCACATAGAACTGAGTAACTGTCTTACCAGTCGGGGAGGCAGTTGTTAGCTCTGTGGAATCACCAGACATCGGATCAAAGTAAACAGACTTCCCTAATAGCTCTGCGTAGAATGGCATGGTCAGTCCAGACAGCTTCCACAGGGATTCATTCATGCCCTTGATGGTATTCCCTTTTCTGTTGTCGCTACGGATATTTTGTATTTCATCAATGATGTATGTGCCCCATTTTACATACTCATCATTGGGAGTCTTCATGCCAAAATACGCTCGCATGCGAGAGCCTTCAATAATCTGAGGGTGATTAAAGTACTGCTCAAGACCAGACTTCAGCGTTATTCCTATACGGTCAGAGTTCTGATCGTTGATACCCTTTATATCATTTACTGGAATACTAAGCGTGCTTCCAGCGCTACCAGAGGTACCATCAAACACCCATGTTATGTCGGCATAACAAACACGGTTGCAATTACCTAGATAGAGCTTGTTATTCGCTGCTCTAGCTAAAAACCTGTAGCCAATATTGCTGACGAGAGTGTGCCTATCAAGACTAAAAGTGCGTCCATCAGGCGACTGAAGTATAAGAGTGTAAGGCTGAGCACCAGTGAGGTTATCAAGACGATTGAACTGACCGCACATATATAGAGTGCCATTTCGAGTATAGACATTCGTAATCTTGAACTCACATTGAGATACAGCCAAATCAGTAGGTAGAGCAGTAAAAATATCGCTCCAACAATGAGTGTCGAGATCATAGTACATTCCCTCCACATACCCATTCTGTACATTGCTGATGTATACAAATATCTTATTGCCTAACTTGGCTGCTCCAGAGGACATACCCATGTCGCCCATAGACCTACCTGAGCCAGAGCTAATCATAAGAGTTGGAAACATAAAGCGCTGTGGCGCCTCAACCTTTGCCAGACTGCCACTCAGGTAAGTGTATACTGGCCTGAAGCCACCATCACTATTTACGATAGCCACTCCCTCAGTGTCACTCACTGCATGGTTGGCACAGATCGAGCCAGATGTCAATATATCGTCTATCTCAGAGAACACCATCGTATTCCAGTTGAGCGTATAGAGTGCCATAGCATCATTGTCAGACAAGAAGACTGTGCTACCTAGAACTCCTGGCTTTCCGCTGGATATATGACCTGTATCATAGATTGTGCTACTCCCTTGAATCATGTAGCATAAGTGATTGTCGCTAGGGTTTACATAGAAGGTATACAGAAGACTATCAATAGGCGACACCTCTATATCCTGTTTTATAGGTGTCAATGGAACACCTATCTGGTCTACAACACTACCACTACTATTATTGGTGATATCACCAAAAAAGACACGAGATGGAGAGATATCAATCTTCGTGAGCATCCAATAGCTGCCATCAGTATCGATAGCACTTCTAATGCTGGTTCCAGATAAATCACGACTCATGGTATCTCCAAAAGTGTTACTGGAACAATGTGCCAAGCATTCACGCCCTCCAATTGAGTCGTCAAAGGCTTAGGCGACATCTCTCCAGAAAAGTAGACAAAATGAGATTGACCAAAGTGGTCTAGTAAAGTTATTACATCAGTAACAGAACCGCTGGAACTCGTAAGGTCAAAGAGGTACATCAGGTTATCATAGCAACCATACACAGGGTCAGTCTGGATATCAATCGGAATACGCAGGGTATACACCCAAGATTTAATAATCGGGCCACTGTGCTTGTCTATCTTTCCACCAATGGTGTAATCAATGCTATCTGTTCTCCTGTGTGGCATAGCCATTTCTATAGCCTTGAAGCGATAACCCGAGCCAGAACTAGGCGTCAACGTAATATAATTAGTAGTCGGCATTATTCCCTAACCTTCTGGTCAACAGCATCTATTACCTTGTCAATCAGCTTCTCATCGCCAACAAATACCTGTAGGTGAACAAGTTGTCTGCCCTCGCCTTTATTAGTGGGTGCATAGTCTGTGGTGTAGGTAGTACCCCAAGGATCGAGAGGCATAACTCTGCCAGATACATCAGGACGAAATACTTCTATGCCTCTTTCGCCAACAACGTAATCCATCCCTGGCATAACACGACCACCATGCTGTAATTCCAGTGGAGGCTTAGGATCAGGATGTTTGCCATAGTGATTAATCAAACCAGACTCAGTAGTAAACGTGTCTCCACATATAGGGCATTTGTAATTCCCTCCACCACCGCCTCCACCACTACCAGGGTCGGGAAAGTCTAGCAGCGCCATCGCCTGAGCCAATGCCAAAAGTTTTCCTAGTTCGGAATTTGCTCCAAGCAGAGCAGGATCTAATTCCTCTATCCACTTATTGAAATCAGCACCACTCTCTGTATTAATAAGGCTGTATAAGCCATTCAAGTCTTCAAGAAGCCTATTGAATGGAAGCAGCAATACCAGCGGCCTTTTCCTGAAGAGCGATTGATCGTTTCCAGTACTCTTCCTGCAAATCAGCAGACTCTTCTTGGATTGCCTTGTTCTGTTCAAAGAAATCTTTTTGCTTTGAGAGATTCTCTTCCTGCATTTTGAATAGCGCTGTCTGATAAGCGATTTGCTGATTGAAGCGCTCGTCTTCCATCGCCCAAAGTTCTTTTTGGCGACCCTTCTGCTTTTCAATCTGCTCACTCTCAAGATCGTGCATAGTGGTCTCACGACCCATCTGGCGCTCGGCAAGTCTACGGTCACGCCCTGTCATAAAGCGTAGATTCTCGCCATAGTCCTCTTGCTTCCATTGCCATTGCAACCCACGTACCTGTTCGTTGTAGGCCCAATCCTCTCGCTGCCACCCACGCTGCAAGCCCATCTGACGTTGTTGCATACCAGTTTGGAAGGCAAAGTTTTGCTGTCCGAGAGCTAGTTGCTGTTCCTGTTGCTGGAAACCCCATTCAGCTTGAGCATAGCTTAGATTGCGACCACGTTCTTGCAAAGCAAATTGCTGTGGCATGTACCATTTTTGAAGCGCTATCTGCTCCATCTGCATGCCAGCTTGAGCTTGTTGATACTGGAAACCTAAACGAGCCTGAGCAGTCTCTACGCTTCTTGTGCCACCAGTTATCATCTGGTTAATGATATCTGCGTTGTAACCTTTGCCAGCCCAACTAGACTCAGGCCCCCAAATCATATTAGCTACCTGTTGTCCCGACCACGCTGGAGTTTCTAGGTTAGCTCTTCCCCAAGACAAACCACTTAATTGACCACCAGGGCCAGTAAGACCAGCAGCAAAATTCAGATTACCGATAGCAATCTCTGTACCACCAACACCAGTTATAGTTCCACCAATGTTAGACATTTCTGGATACTTCTGCATAAGTGCAACCATTTCTCTAACATCGCCACGACCAGCAGCAGCCATACGAGTAGCTAATTGAGGGTCAAGCTGAGCCAAGGCAGCATATGTTCTTCCTGTCATCTGCGCCTGTTTTGGAGCTACACCACCACCAATCAAGGTTTGCTCAAGTTGCTGTCCATACTGAGCAGCTTGAGTGTAAAAGCCTACTTGTCCCATCGTCATAGTTGAAAATCGTTCCATATTAGGCATCAAGTCGCCAAGCTGAATAAATGTTTGCTCCAAACGATCTAAAGCATTACCCATGATCTGGTCTACTTTAGTAGCGCGCATTTGGAAATCCATCTGCGCTGGCGTCATTGCTCCGACTGCCTTGATAATATCGTAGGAAGAAGTGTATTCTTGCCCACGAAGACGCTTACTCTCTTCAACAGCTACCATTTTTGTTATGAGGGCTTCCTGAGAAGTGCTAAGCGTTTCGCCTATCCTAGCTTCGTATTCAGCCATATTACTGACAATATCAACTGTGGCGTCCTGCCAGACTCTTTCTAGCTCAGTCCATGTCTTTTCTTCTGGATACCAACCCATTTCTCCGATCCCACCCCCACCCTTCCATTTATAATCTGTCCCTCTCTTAGTTACCTCTACATCTACCCACGCCCCTGGAGTAGTAACTTCTCTAGAACCAGTAATGTTAGGAGCCATATATCCAAGAGACTGAACAAAACTAGCGCCCTGTTGCAAATATGCTTGTCTCTCTTCAGTCCAACGATCAGGATGACCGACAATATCAGCCATGACACGACCAGCAGCAAACCTGCGCTCTGCGCCAGTTGCGTATGGCGACCAACCCGCTATTTCTCCGAGTTGCTGAACAGGCATACCCTGTTCAAGAATGCCAGCCATTCTCTCTATTCCACCTTCGCTGAGAGGTATCTGGTAGGCTTCCTTTAGTCGTACAGCCTGATACGTGTACTCTGGCGCAGTAGTAAATGTCTTCGCCAGTGTCTCTGAATACATCCTGAGTTGCTTTACATATTCCTCTCTATCCCATCCAAGATCGGAACGTAACTGCTGGAAAGTGATAGATGGCTTGTAGCCAATTAATTGCTGAGCGAATTGTATATCCTTCAGGTTTTTTGATATTTGTCCCCCTGGCCCCTGCCACTCCATACCCATTTGAGCAAAGGAGAGTTCGCCAGCCTTACCCTTGCTAGCTTGTGCTGCTAAAGAGGAAGCTGAAAGCTCAGGCTCTAACATAGCTCCATAAGTACCAGCAGCTAATATAGAGGGAACAGCAATGGCAGCAGCTATGCCTCCAGTGGCAGCGATAGTAGCACCAGTAAGACCAAGAGAGGCAGCGCCAAACATACCAAAGGAAGCGGCACCAAGAGCAGTCTGCCCCATACCAAGAGCCATACTCAATGTGGGGTCTTCTAAGACCTTCGCATATATACTTCTAATACCAAAACCACCAAGACCACCAGCCATTCTCTTCGTTTGAGCAATACGTCTTTCAGCACTAGTATATGGGTCAAAACCACCAGTAAGACCACCAAGAGCTTGAAAGGCTAGCATTTGGTTCTGTTCGGCTTCAGGATACCCTTCCATAGCCTTTGCACCAATAATTCCAGCTATGGACTGCATATACATTAGCCCAAACCCACCAAGCATTTTACGACCAAAGCCAGCGATGGCTTCCATACCACCGCCACCAGAAGTGCCTCGTTCTATTAATTTACCAAGCTGTTCTCCCTTTTGTATCTCTGATTGTTCGTAAGCTCGTGCTGCAGCAGCAGCCTTTCTCATAGTAAGATCAACTTCACCTTTTGGTAATGCTTGCACTTCCGTTGGAGTTAGCCATCTGTCATCTTTACGTAAATTACCTGCTCTTGCTTGAGCGTCTTCCTTCTGCATTCTATTCAAATCAATGCCAACTTGTAATCTCTGTTTATCTAACTCAAACTGCGCTTCGTGTACTTTCTTGCCCTTCTCTAGAGCCTCGTTATATTTGCCATGCGCCTCGGTCATCTTATCAAAAGATGCAATATACCTGTTCACCGATTCTGGCGATGCCTGGAGTGAATAAATATCTTTGGCACCACCAGGCTTTCCTTCTTTTACTGCTTCCGTAATATCTTTCTGGAGATTCACTATCGTTCCAGCTACACTACCAACTTGCCCTAGCTGTTGTGCATATTGAGCACCTTCTGTAGTGCTCGTGTCCAAATACTTCGCTGTCTCTTTGAGTAGTTGAAGCTCTGGAAGTTCTTTATCTAGCCCTTCCATCTCTTTAACTCCACCAGCACGAGTTATAACAGCGTTCAGCTTATTCATCATTGTGGAGACTTTAGATACTTTGCGTGCTGCTCCCACCAATCCAGTTTTCTTGGCTGCTCTTGAGACAAAATCCTCTGACGACATCCCCTGTAAAAGAGCTAAATCATACTGCTCTCCTGTAGTAGGAAGATCGAGCAATGAGGTTATCATACCCTCCTTGCCAACCGAAGTAAACCAATCCTTCAATATATCCTGAGTGCCAGAAGCGACTTCCCTAATAGATGGCTCCATTGTTCTGATGGACTGCAGGAGAGTCCCAACCTGAGCATTATATGTACCCTCGTAGGGCGAGACAGTCCTGTTTGGAAATCTAACAGTTAAGTCAACCTTTTCGGAGAATAGTTCACCTAAAGACTTTCTCAAATCTTCTTTGGTTATAATCGCTCCACCGCCAATACCAGTAGCAGTAGCAGGAGCGCTGGCAGCAACAGCATTAGCCAAAAGTGAAGTTTCAGTAGGAATAACATCACTACCAGTAGGGAGTTTAGATTTTTTCCTTCCTGGCTTACCACCGACCTTAGCTATAGCCTCGAAACCAAACTCATCACCCTCCCTAGCGGTTGCGCCAATAATAACCTCTGTCGGGTCTAGCCCCTGCGCCATGCGAGACTCAGCAAGCTCATGTGTAGGGATAACCTCTACACCCTCTTCACCGATTAGCAATTCTTCAGGGCCACCCTCGCCAACTCTTACTCGCATGCGAGAACCCTTGCGGAATGAACCACCACCCGAAGCCCTAGTTCCCTTGAAGTACCTCTTGGCATATTCCTTTAGACCACTGAACAAATCCATGTCAACATGCTTTGACGTGAACGCATAGCCAGTAAGCGCTTCTGGAACATTCCCTGTACCAAGAGCTTCCCAAGACTTCTGCGCTACCTCACCAATCATCGCCCTGTCAACGATCTTCTTCTCAAATGCTTGACCATAAGCAACAAGCTCTCGCTTTGTGTCATCATTGTAGGGTATTTCAATGGGAGTGTATTCCTCAAGACCAGTGTCGGTTGTATAGCGCCCTGGCTGAATAAATAGCTTTATCTTGCCAGCAGAAGCAGCCAGTCGAATACGTGTCTTCGTGTCTTTGTCACGGATATTCCATGACTCCATGAACGTATCCCAATCAGTATCTTTGTTTCTAGCCATTGACTGGAGACCATAAGCATAACTAAGCTGCTGAATGCGATAGCGGTATTGCTTTGCCTTGGCTTCTGCATAATCCTGAGTGTACGGAGTATTCTTGGTCGGTGCTGGACTCTTTGTGTCCGTGATGACTACATTCCCATCATCATCAAGATTAACAAAGTCTGGTGTTCCATGCATCGTTATATTGCCTAGCTGGAATTTTATGATGCCTTCCTCTGACACTCTACCAATATGCTGCATTGCTGGATGAGCCAGATTAAACTCTCTCTCGAAATCAATACCACCACCTATTGGGCCTTTATCAATCAAAGACTCGCCACCAGCAATCCAGTTCACTCTTCTGAAGTGAGTACCAGCCTTGCCGTGTCCTGTCATCAAGAATGGAAAGCCCATCATACTGAGGCCAATACGATACTGTGTTTCAATAGACTGCTCATCAGGAGCACTTTGCCAACCTTCATCCTGAAGAAACTTTGGAGCCTTAAGAACAGAGCCAAGTTCACTCGCATGCACAATCGGAGACCGAGTAAGCCTCGATTCCTGCCATACTTTGAAAGCGTCCTTTAGTCTCTGACCATATTCCTTGCCAGCGCTCTCGACACTTCTCATTCCACCAGTAGCAATTTCATAGTCCTTACGGATACCAGATAGCATACCTAGCATCCTGAAGCCACCAATTTGATTGAGAAGCTCCATTTGCTCTGGAGTGGGCGCCTCAGCACCTCTAACAAAAAGCGTCTCAGCTAAATCCCATTTCATAAATTCACGAGTTTTCACAATGTCCTTGATAGGCATAACTTCGCCATTCATCCAGGGAAGCATTATCTTCTCGTTCTGAATCTCAGAAGGGGTAGTGCGTCTGAGTCTCTCGATAGCTCTATAGGTCAAGGCTGTGTAGTAATTTGACCCCCAACCAACCTTGCCTTGGGTATATAGCTCACCGAGAATAGCACTTCTCGATCTAACTACATCCGATGATAAAGCGTTAACTGTTTCAGCGCCATACTTTGCTTCTTGCCAGAATTTCTCTGGATTCTTTAATGCATTTAGCACCGCCTCTTCATTACCTGGAGTAGACCAGCCCATAGCTAATGCATCATTAGTCATAAGCTCTTCTGGCATTTGTGCAGTGGAGTTCATCAGTTTATTGATTAGCATCCCTGCTTCAGCGCTAACCCCTGTTCCACCAGCCTTAGCCCATTTATTTGGGTCTAGTTCAACTGGACTACCCTGATTGGTCAGTTTGTAATTCAAGCGGTAGTATGTAGCATTACCCTGCTTTTCAATACCATAAATGCCATAGGTATTTAGCATGGTCTCTAGCTGAGTAAAGCCACCAAGCATCTTCTTATTCAAGTCGAGATAAAGCTGGTATGGCAAAGCCATAGATTCATATGCCTTCTTGAATATATCAACACTTCTGCCCGACATCCCTAAAACAGTAGAGGCTATATCCATAACTTCAGTACGAGCGATATAGGAAACGCCCTTGCCAGCACCAGATTCATATGAAGATGTGTACGCATCCAGCACATCGGCAATCGGGTACCACTGAGCATCAGCAGTACGAGACCTTATGCTACCGACAGTCCTCATTGCCTTCGAGTAATCGCTTACTGTTTTTCTAGATTGGTCAAGACTTTCTTGAGATGGCTGCGTACCACGCTCGCCAAATTGATCTTCAAGCACTCTATCAAGACGAGTTTTGTTCTCGTTGTCAAGTTCAGGGCTATATAGAAACGAAAACTTCCTCTCAAACTCTTCTCTTGTGGCATCGCCCATAGCCCATTCGTCTATCAATTTTCCAGTAGTTGTATCCTTCGTCTGGAATATTGGCATTATTTTGGTCATGTATGGATCAGCGTCAAAGTCGCCCACCTGAAAGCGGTTGATGGTATCTGATATATACAATAGGTCTTCTGAGTTAGGCCCACCCTCTGGAGGAGGTACGCCATACCTTACGAGATGCTTTTGCGATCTCAGTTTCATTGGCATGAATGTCACATTGCCACTTAGATCAGGGTAACGCTGAAACTGTATAGGGAGAAAAGCGTCTGGCGAGCTATTCATATAATTCAGAATGCTTCTTATCTGGCGTGAGTTCTTGAAACCACCAGCAGCTAAAGCACGAATAATATAGTTATCGGATGCGTAAGCCTCACCAGACTCAAGCTCAGTCATGCCCTGATAGCGCCCACCACGAGAGCCAGGAAGATCCATGCCTGTTATATGCCTAAACATTGGCTTCGAGCGGCGACCATCAGGAAAGAAGTAGTTATTAGCCCTTCCAAGAAAACGATCTCTTGCCGAGCCAATAATGGTCATCTGAGCACCAGGAGACGATGTAGCAGATTGAGTTGCAGCATCCAACAGGCGCATATAGCTATCGCCCAACCATGTCTCGGTTACTCCCTCAAGTACTCCTGGCTTGTAATGCTCTAGTCCAGTAACAGCATCTATCTTTGGTATAAGAGTCCCGCTATGAGGGTCTAGGAAGAATGACTCGTCCAGTCTCGTTGATTTATCTAGACCGTAGCGCTCCGCACCCTTACTTAATATTTTTAGCTGGTCTCGCAAATAATTGATTTGTTCTTTATTATTCTTGGGATAAAGCCTACGTGCATCCTCAATGACTCCCGAAATATCAGCAGCTAACTTAGGGCTTAGTCCCACAGTGTCTCCAGGCACAACCTCTCCACCAGACAGTAGACTCTTCTGGTATTCAAGATAATAGAGCATAGATTGAGCGCCAACAGTAGCAGGATCGGGAACACCCTTTGCGCCATACGCATCTGGATTGAATACGCCACCCCAACCTCCTGAGTCATCCATTAGACCGACCTCTCGGGCAGCAGCAGGGAAATTTTCTATCAAATCCATGATAGCTTGCTTGTTCATGAAACCAGACGAAGACTGATACTCAGGAACAAAGTTTAGGGCTGCCTGTATCGCCAGAGCATTACCGCCTCCGCTAGCCTTGAATCTCATTCTTTTTAGCTGAACTGGCGTAATATTCTTTATTTCTGTATTTTCATCAACTCTCAGATCAGCAGATGTAAGCTCTGGATATTCCTCAAAGAAATCCTCCCAATCGATATTGGCTCTATCTGCCTCTGGCAACTCACGCAGTAATCGCATGAACTCATCTTTTCTGCCAGGAGCATAGACATTTCCCTTTACCCATTGGTCTGTGAGAAATCCCAAGCCATACATCTCTCTGTACTTCTTGGCTTTCTTTCTGTCGGTTACGTTCAAGATATTATTCGTAATTATCTTGAATAGCTGATCTGCTGTTGTCTCAGTCTTTGTAGCCTCAGACCATTCCTCAGCGAGTAGATTTGGGTCTACGTTCACATTTCCACCTGGAAGAGGGCTGTCGTATGCTTCCTCGATACGCTGTTGCATCTTCCTGACAGCAGCGCTTTCTCTCAGTCCTTTAGGCAAGAACGTCTTGAGAAAACTTTGCTGAGTCTTCATGTTCATAATCTGGAAAGAGCCTTGAATTGCGCCTACAGGTATCTTGGTCTCGCTAGTCATAAAGTCAACGCGTTGCGGTGAGCCTTCTTCGCCAAGATATTCAAGCTCGTAGGAATATCCCTTCTGAGCTACAAAGCCCTTGAAGTCTCTACCACTCTTGGTAGAAACAGGTGTAATTCTCTCGAAATCATATGTCAAATATGCAGCAGCAGGGCTTTCTTCTGTACCGACTCCAATACCGCTATACTGAACAATATTGACAGTATCTCCATAAGTCTGCCTTAGCTGTGCTACTAACTTATCGGTTTTTGACAAAGTTTTTCCATCAGGTTTCATCACAGGTAGATTGGAGAAAGCGCCACCTTGGACAGTCGGATTGTAGAACTCAGGTATATGAAGGGTGGGCTTATTCAGCGACATACCGTAAGATCGTTTGTCAATATAAACATCTTTCCACTGTCCAGGCTTTCCTTCTGCTCCCTCTCGCCAGTAATGACCTAGAGAGTACTTTCCATCTCCTGGCTTCACTTGCTTGCCCTGTACATCAAAAAACTTTAGTTTGCCTTTATCAACAAGATTCCAGAAATCATCGACAGTTGTGACATTGAACTCGTATAGTCCTTCGCCCTTTTCGCCAATCGCATAAGTATCTAGCTTGGGACTCACTCCCTCTTGTGGTTGGATACCAGTCTTGCCATAAAAGCTAAAAGCGCCTTTTGACGCCAGCATCGCTCCTGGCATGTCTGGCATGTCTAACATTGCGACTTGAGCAGAATAAACCATTCTAGGCTCCTGTTCAGTCGCAATCGGGCCAGAAGTCATCGTCCACCCTCTTCTAAACCCATATCCCCTCTCAGGCATGCTAGGTTGTACTTTTACTAATCTTCCAGTGTTTGGGTCTTTTACAAGTGGCACATTAGCCATATTTCGAGAACCAACCCAAGAAGTTGTACTTTTGGCTGCTTTCCCTGGCGCATTGGGTAAGGCTACAAAATAATTAGGTTCATCACTTACAAGGTCTTCTGCAGTCATAAAAGACGTTCCACCAGGAACCCATCCATATTTAGAGGTCGGAACATAGCCATATAGCCCTAGAGGGGCTCCAGACTTGGCTTTCATCTGTTTTATGATATCTGCTACATAATCCCTTGGTTCGACACTTCTAGGGAGAAAAGGTCTAACTGCAGACGCCATAAACACACGTTGCGCCTGTGAAGAGCTTTTTGTAAGTATTCCACCTATAGATGGGAACATAGTCGCTTCGTAACTATCGATCCCAAATTCCTCCGACCCTGGCAAATCTCTACCCTCAAATCCCTCTTGGTACACTGTCCATTTCACTTCATTAGGACTTTTGCCCTCATTTGAGGCAAATTCAAATACAGAGCGTACATAGTCTTTGAAAGTATCGTAAGGTTGGGAAATATCAGCTTGTCCATAAATGTGACGTGCGAATCCAGGCATACCGTATGTTCCTGGCTTTCCAGTCATCATTTCTATGGTACGCCCTTTTGGACTCAGCATACCGAGGCGCAAGTCTAGAAATGCGCCATATTGACCATAACCTCCACCACCATGAGACGCGTAGACACGGTAGAAGTTGTCTCCTACCTTGTTTCCAGAGAACTCAAATGTATAGCCTTCGTTTACTAGATCACGGTTGAGGCTATCCACCAAGGCTCTTACGTCAGCGATTTCATCGTCACCAGTGGCGTTATTATAAGGAACCATCATTCGGGCCATGCTATTCTCCAATTTGTTGCTGCAACTGCTGTTGCTGCAACTGCGCCTGTTGTGAAGCACGATTCAGAGTCTCTTGGAGCCTTACGAAGTTATCTATAACTGAAAACTCCAAAAGCCAAATATGGGGCTGATCTTGGACTCCTCCAGCCCAAACAGGAATACCAAGAGCCTTCATCTGCTCATACTTCTTTAGCTCATCAGGTTTACTGAATCGCTCTTCTGGCGCTACACGGAGACCAGCTCTTAGCTGGTTTAGCATTCCGAAGTAGTCGGCTAATCTATTCTCTAAGTCTTCTAAAATTTCCCCTAAGAGGCTTCCCCCAATGATGGCTGCCAATCTACATTTAAGTCTATGGAGTACTCGTGAATTTCGCTAGCTACGGATGGAGGTAATGCGTTCCATGCATCACGAAACTTGTGCTCGTCTAATTTACCATCAGAATTATACTTGAATAGCAACTTTCCGTCACTGCCAAGTATATTGCATGCGACCATAGTCAATTGGACTTCAATCCTCTTTAGCTCTTCAAAACTAAAGCGCTGGATGAGCCTGACAACATCTTCTTGCTGGTTCTCTCTTGTCATCTCTCGAATAACCTGAGAAAACAAAGCAGCCCTGCGCTCGTGATCGCCTTGAGTAGCTTGACGAATAGTGACCCTTGTGGATTCGGCCTCTGAAATTCCGAACATCTTATCCGAATGTTCAAGGACGTATTCTTTTTCTAAAGGTACATCTAATCTAATAGGCATAGAATAAAACTCCTTCTCGCATGCGAGGATAAAAAGAAAGATTTGGATAGGGGAGGGGCATTTTGTGTCCCTCCCCAAATCCCTAAACATTGGGGTTAGTTCGAGCTATGTGGCGCTGCAACAATGTCAGTGACATTGAGCAACCATAGCAAGACCAACACTTTCCCGACAGAGCAATTCTTGAAATCGACAGCGATGTTATCTTGTGCCGAGAAGTAAAGCCCATCGGGAGCGGTTGTCTGTCTGCTGGAGGCAATGGAATTGATAGTCTGCTCAGTCCACTCGCTATTGGCAATCAAAGCAGCGGTGCTGCCATCAAGACCAATGTCAAGTGTGCCTGAACCATCAAGAGCAGTCAATAAGATTGCCTGAGCCTCGACAAGCCATGTTCCAGCAGGAACAGAGTAGATATTGTGAACACCCGAGCCTGACGTGGCGACATCGAATAGAAGTGCCACCGCAGGAAGAACGTAAGCCTGTCCTTCCATTGAGGCAGGGTCGTGTGTCAACTTGGTACGGATCAAAGGTTGTTTCATGCGATTCCTCCTACTTACGAAGTCGGCCAGTCGTAATTGGAATAAGCGTTCAACAGTGAGAAGGTTGCGTACTCACCAGTAACGTCAAGGGCGGTACCAGTGAATCTCATCATCACAGCGTTGTTGCCAGCCAATTGGACGCCACCCTGCATTGCCAGCATCGCTTCCTTCACGTATATGTCGAGGGTATACGGAAAGTGCGTTGTCGGAATGAGATTGGGTGACTTGGTGCGGAAATTGATCTCAGTCGTGAACGGAACAGCAGACCATTGGGTACCGCTGACCGAGCCAGTCAAGATTTTGCGATAGAGGGTTGGGTCACGCCACTTGACGGTAAGGTCAAGGGTCACGGCGCGAGAGACAATGGTCACATCGTCAAGATATGGACTTCCGTACACTTTCTCCATCCGAGGATCGAGAGGCATGTTCTGGATGCCAATCTGACACTGAACCACTGGCAAATCGCCAAAGCCTGGAGTGTTAATCCAGCCACCAACATCTGTACCGATTGGCACAGACAGATAGGACTCAAACTCACCATAAGTGGGAGCCCAACCACCACCCGAGCCAGAGGTGATACCCCAAGCAGGGGCACCCTCAAGCGTGAACTCACGACCAACCACGTCAACACGAGCACTCACCAGACCATCATTGGGGAGTGTCAGGACGAAGTTAGTGATCTTGCAGTCTTTATAAAGCTCCCCAAGGTCAGACCCCGATGTATCTGAGGGAATGTACTTGCGGAAGCCCATCCAGCGTACTAAGCCAGGAAGAGCGTTGTTGATCCTCATTACGTGGTTCTTGAGGGGGCCAGAGCCAGACGTTGTGGTCGAAGACCCTAACGCACCAGCCAAGAGCCAGCCAACAGATGCCTCAAGACGAGGATTGATGGTTGCCCCACCACCGACCATCACGCCACCCTTGTAGGGCAGCGTAGGAAGTGGGCGACCACCGACTTCAGGAGGGCCAAGGCGCTGATCGTCAAGCACAGCTAGGTCAATCAAAGTTGCCTTATGACGGAACCAGCTACCACTTGTGACAGCAGTACCTTTCCCTGCGGAAGGGCCAAAACCGAGAATACCAGCTTGAGCTACAGTAGTCATTTTAGTATCTCCTTATAACGGACGTTGTGTCAAGCATTGCCAAGAGACATTGCCTCTCCAATAGTATTGAGTTGGAGGGCCACCACCCTCAAAGAGAGTGGAGTTATAGACAAATACTTGGTATGCCAGTTCACCGTAATCATCGACTAGACCAGATACAGGTGCTCTTTCCAGCCAGTGCATAGTTCTTCCATACACAGTGTGAGCAATGTCTGCTGCCTGGATTTCATCGTAATTCTTTTTGATAAAGTAACACCCTATCTCAGCCTTCCCTCTACGCCACCAGAGATGGCCTCCACCAACTTCGCCAGAAGGTATTTTTAGACCTAAGTCTTCCATGCCTACCGTGTTTATTCTTGCGTCAGGGTCATTGGGATTTTGTATGTCTCCCGATGACACCCAAACGTAGATATCCTGCACAAGCGGATTGGACTGAAAGCGGTAAGGCTTGACGAGCTTTGCCTGAGTATCTCCGCTAACTTCAGTGATTAGCTTTCGTTCAAGCCAATCAGCAAGTGACAGCACAAGGATATGTTTTAGCTGACTCATGACTTAGCCTTTTGGTAAGGTGGCATCATTTTCATCTCTTGGAGGAATAACTGTCTGAACCATTCAGAGGTTCTCATCATAGGATTGTCTTCAGGAGTGCCACTCTCTACCCTTAGCTTGAAAGGGCCTAGAGTCGATATATCAACAACGACTGGCGTTATTACAAGGGATGCAGCATAAAAGACTATCCCTTGATGTCCACACGCTGGTACAGCAATCTGAAACGTAGTATTGCCTGTTGGCGGTGGCTTAGGCCAAAATCCTAGATAGTTTACATAAACAGGGTCAGTTATATCGGACGCAGAGAGACTGAGATAGCCTTTCGGTGTCTCGATCCAGTCGCACGCCGTGAGAGATGTAGGGCGGTTTGTTCCAGCGGCTAACGTAGACTTCGGTATGAAGTTACCAGTACCAATCTTGACGGACTGGACATCATATACATCATCAGGGAGTTTATAACCTACCCAAGATCCCGAGGTGAATACTTCAGCAATGCAGAAGTTAGGCACCCAAGGAAGGATAGCGTCATGCGCTGCACAAATAGAATCGTGGTAAAGCTCCTCTGAGTAGATAGTGACCTCAGAGTCAGAAACGAGTCGTGCAACTCTCTGAAGAAGCGAAGTGTACGTTATAGCCATTACTGGACACCCCCTACACCCTTCACACGAGTCGTTCCAGCAGTGAAGACTACTTCCATGACCTCTGGAGTATAAGGCTGATACCCGATTCGTTGATCGTAGCTGAATCGATAGATTGCCTTGAAGTCGTCAATCGGGTCAAGCTCATAGAACATGGGTTGCTGAGCAACACCAGCTACAAGAGCGTTCGGCCCACCGATGAAGATCGAGGCATGGATATGACGTGCTTTGGTGATGTAACCAAACACACCACCACCGAGATCAGTGTCGTAATCGACAAGGAAGGGGATATCTACGCAGATACGACCATTGCCAGAATCGATGCTTACGATTCTGCGGTTCTGGAGCTTGCCTTCGTTGAAGTTCACGCCACCACTAACGCCATAGGCATTCGTGGTTGACTGGTGGAAGGTGATGATGTCATTCACCTTTAGGGTAGCGATGGTACCAACCGTGAACGTGCCAAGCTGGATGTAGTTACGGACTGATGCAGTTGTCTGACCAGTGCGGTAAGTTCCATCAACCTTGGCGCTAGCAGGATTGGGGGCACCATCACCAGCAAAGTGGGCGAGACTGAGAGGGGCACGAGCCAGGATTGTGCCAGTATTCCAAAGCGTGCATTTTGGAGTCTGGACGTAACGGACGTTCTTGTACGATCCGACTTCATAGTTCAGCTTCGCTTTGTCTTGCTGGTACTGATGTGCAGCCAGCCAGTCTTCATTCTTCTGGATGTCATAGATGACACCAGGGGTAGTGTAGCAGACCACAGTCATGCCAGCACCATCAGGTGACATAGCACCTGGAACATTGCGGTAGGACATACCCAACATGATCTCAGCGCCCATTTCAGGGTTGTAAAGCTGTCCACCGTCAATCGCTGCAAAGTCTGCCAGAGAACCTGACGTACCATACAGAGAATAACCTGTGGTCAACGAACCTGCGATAAGAGCGTTACGAGCGAGCATGTCGTTCATGTCCACTTCAGATTGACCGAGAGCGCCACGAGCAATTGCACGCAGCCCTGCCTGACCGTTCTTCTTCCAGTAGGTAATCATATCGTCATACTTGTGGTATGCGATTTTGTTACCGTTGTGGTCAAAGGTGATCTCAATCTCGCGAGTGTCAATGTGCATGGAGGGCATCCAGATTTGACGAGTCGAGAGAGGAGTCGTGTCGGCATGGGGGTCTAGCAATTGTGTAACGGTCATCGATCTGGCTCTCATATCACCAAGATTTTTGGTGAAGGTGATAAGAGGGCGAAATACAGAATTGAGTCGCCAAATATCGATCAGGTCAGGGTCAAGGAAAGTCCTTGTAGTCTTGTCCATGATCGAGAAGGGCTCGTCACTATAATAGAGATCGATATCTCCAATAGCCATGATAGCCTCCAAAAATTACGGTTGTTTGTTTATTTCATCCCATTCAGCCATAAGTCTCTCACGTTCTGCCCTGTCTTCGGGTTTCCGTGAACCAGCCAGTTGATTCAATCGGGCGTAAACCGTTTCTTTGGAACTAGCTGTGGTCGTTGTCACTGGCCCTGTTGGGGCTGGACTAGAGCCTTTCAGTTTGTCCTGAACGGTCTTGCTTACTGAGCCACTATACACTTCTCGGAACTTTGTGAATTTCTCACGCATTTCCTCTTCTGTGTTCGCTGCTGGCAGTAAACCGCTTGCTTCAAAAGCTGCTAAATCAGGAAACTCCGCAAGTATCAGGGTAGCACGCTTGGCCTTTGCTGATTCGGAAGTTAGTTGAGTTGACAAGGTATCCTTCTCCTTCGTTAGGGAGTCTAAGGAAGCCTTTGTCGTCAATAGTTCAGTTTGCGCCGACTGCTGAGCTTGTCGTATTGCCTCTTGACCTTCTACAGTCGTTGCGTGCTCAGACTGAAGGTCAGTGAGGGATTTTTGTTGTTTCTCGAACAGCTTTTGCAAACCTTTGTATCGCTTCTCCCAATCTTCGTCCTGCTGTACGGGAGGAGTCGTTGTGATGGGTGGCATTGGGGGTGGTGCTGTCGTAGTACCATCACTGATCGGCTCTGTCGTTACAGGGGGTGTAGCTGGTAGTGTCATTACTTAATTCTCCTTATTCTGATTTTTCTGATGCAGAACGACTAATGGTGCCCTTCGAGACTGGTTTTGCGCCAGTTGTCGGAGGGGGAGCGCCCTTTTGAGCGCCTTTTGCCGTTGCCTCTGCTAATTTCTCTTGAAACTCCAAAATTGCCTTTATTTCTTCATCTGTATCCTGAATATCGCCTAAAATGCCAAAAAGTGTCTCAGGAGCCGACACATTGGAGCCCATACGTGCTACGACCTCATTGATGAGCATTTCTCGGTCTCTCGGGAGCACAGGAGCCCAATCCAGCTTCGTTCTAAGACTCGCATGCGAGATTTGGAGTCCTGCCTCTGGAACTGCCTCGATGCACATCCGAATAAGCATCTTATTGAGTAAATTCAGTCCAGCAGTCCAGAATACACGTTCTGAGCTAGTATGCCATGTCAAAGAGAGCATACGCATGGCTAAAGTGAGTCCAGAGCGTTGAGAACCTTCATCTTCACCATCTGCGACCTTCGGAATGAAGCAATCACGCCTGAACTGGTCATAAAGAGCAGTTGCAAGGTCTTGCATTGGTTGAGAAGCTCGATCTTTACCTAAGCTCTCCATTTCTGGCTCATTGGCATTACCTGAGAAGGCCATGCTATTGCCAAGGTTGATTGCATTGAGTCCAGGGGCGATTGTTATCACATCTGGAGAACCCTGAACGTTACGCATCCAAGAATAGGCATGAGAGTCAGCATTCACAGCGTCACCGAAGTCGGCAACTCGCAAATTTAGTTCCTTGACCACGCCTTTCGTGTGATCGAACATATTTTCGCCATAAAAGCCATTGACACGAATATGAGGTATGTATACTGCTGGCACAAAACCCCAACCATCTCTTGTGACATCGTGCCACTTGCCATCAGCCCATCTTTTGACTGGCTGACCCTGCACAGTAGCCTCATAGAGGGTATCTGTGTAGTGTTCTACCAGCCAGGGAGTTTGAGATCCATCGATAGAGCCATCGTAGCCATTCTCTTTGGCTTCATCCCATGAGACAGGCTTCACGAACCATGCCTCTCTCAAACGATAGATATCGTTGGCGCTAGGAACACCTATAAAGTACTTGGGGTGGGGATTCTCTATTCTAAGTGGGAAGGTTCGCAGCTTATCGAGCGGGTCATAAGCGATCTTGAAGATACAGCCACCATAGACCTGAGACAGTGCGCCATTTTGCCACTGAATAGCCCTTCCATTACTTTCGTACCAAATTTGGTTCAGTATATGCTCGGCTGTCTCTGCCAGCGCTCTTTCGCCATCGCTGTGAAAGACGAATCTAGCAGACACCAGAGGTCGATCATCTTCGCCAACCTCACCAAAGAGAGCATAGACATGCTTCTGAACTGCAGTACGTATTGGATTGATTTTTACTGGATAAACTTCAACATTCTCCCCCTTGACAATCTTTATATCTTCGAGCACCTTCCCTGTATACCAACTCTCTGCTTCTGTGTAGATTCTTATGCGTTCAGAGAACTCGTCATAAGGAAATCCAGGGATTTGCTGAAGACTGTAAGGTGGAGTCTGTACATTCTCTAAAGTTTCTATGAAGCTATGGGCAGAACTATACATTAGTCTCCTTAGGAAAACAAAAAAGAGCAGAGTTAGAGTAACCCTGTCGGGTGTAGCCTTCTACATTTACTCTAAATCTACTCTTTACTACTCGGGGTGAGTGCGAACACGTACTGTCTATATTTTACTACAATGTGCGAGAAATTTGTCAAGGATATTAGTCAAATATTGATTTATTAGGTCTCGCTGAGGAACTTCTCTGGTTCCTCTCGGTACTTCGCAGGGTCGGACGTATCGGGTCTTGGTGATCTTGCTGTTCTTGCTGGTATAGATTGTCTAATTGTTCGGTAGCCAAGCTCTTCATACGTTTGAACAGCCTCTTTCGGAGATTTCGCTGCCACTTTACTAGGGTCGATATGAAACCAGACTTGAACTGCGTAAGACGACATACTATACGTTGCCACAAGGTCTTGAGGTATTTTAGTGCCATTGGTATTATCCTTCTCGGGGTCATAATTACTCAGTTGTGACCTCATTCCAGTAATGATTTTAGGCCAGGAGAACAGTCCAGCCTCCAGCATGAGCCTTCCAGCGATCAAATAGGCTGGTTTTTTGCCTCCTGAGAAGTCCATACCCTGAATTTGGGTGTTCAGGACACGAGAAAGGTCAACTACTTCGCCCAAAAACTCAAATTTCTTGCCTTCTTCCATCCTAGACGACATAATATAGTTATTTAGTATCTCAGAAGTGTTCTTTTGGGTACCTGTATTGTCCACAGCAGTCACCACAGGGTTATATTTGACCATAAACTTGAATAAAGTGTTGTAAAAGGGCGTAATCGAGCCCTTTCCATCGCCCCAATAGAAGGCAGCAAGGGTCGCTTTGAACTTTGGGAAGTCGTGAATGTCCCAAACCATCAAAACAGGCGCATTTCTGTTAGGCGCAGCACCAGTACCAGGGTCTCCAAGCAGCATGTACTCATGTGATGGATTCCAGGGAACCTCGAAGTAGGTCACTCCACAGCCATAAGTAGTAGATGCAGCGAAGCCCTCCATGCCAGCCTCGATATGACCAAGTATAAAATCACTGTAGCTCTCATCCTCAGCAGCGTAAATCCTCGGCTTGCTGAAGTAGTTACCACGTCCCTCAGGTCTGGTAGCATCAATAAAGCGGTCATGCTCATCCTCAGGAATGTCTTTCAGCATCAAGCGAAGCTGGTCAGGCGTGATATTGTGATTATAGCGACTTGAGATAGCCATCGAGAGATAGTCATCTGGCAAGTCGTGAGCAAGGTCGTATCTGTACCAAAACTCTGGATTGTCCCACGAGTTTGAGCACATAGACATGCGACCAAGAAACGGTCTGCCATTGACATGCCCTCGCATGCGAGAGCCAAGATTGATAATCGTGCCACCAAGATCGTCCAGCAAGCCAGCCTCATCGACATTGACCCAATCGCCTTCCCATGACAGGATAGCGTTAGCGTTCTTGTCTACGGACATAAACTCCATTGTGGACTTTACTAGGACACCGTGAATGCGGAAGCGAATGTCGATCATCGGGTAAGGGCGTTTTGGTGAAGCCCAAATCATCTTCTCGAAGACAGTATCCCTCGCCAGCGTGTTCATGATAAATTTGTACATCAATTCGGACTGCCAGCTTGTGGGAGCACAGTTCATAAACGTGAAGTCTTTGGTAAGAAGGCACCAGACACAGGCGCTAATCGCCACGCCTTTAGTCTTGCCAGAACCAAAGCCACCCACAAGGACTATTCGTTTTTGGGACGCAGAATGAACAGATTTTTGCCAAGAACCTTCAGGGTCAAAATTCTCATCAAGTATCCAGCCTTTAGGTTCCCCCTTCTGGCGAAAGAAATAATCAGTAACTAAATCAGGGTTTGTTATTCCATGTTTCAGTAACTCGATCTCTTGCTCCGATAATTCGTAAATTGATTTCGCTGGCACACTAAATGTCTCCGTGTACTATCTGATGGAAGAGTTTATATGCACCAAGCACGTCTCGGATATTCGATACAGGCATAGGGGTATTTGATTTCCACATCTGCATATATGGCGATGCCTGTTCCCGCTCGAAGAAGAATATAACACGCCTACCAACCCTTTCAGTCTTCATAATAGGTAACTTATAGGTAATAAGCATAATTACTTCTTCTTGGTCTTTCGTGCGGAAGAAATAGGCGTCTCTCTCAGAAGCTAGTTGTTTCATAGAGAGATTTCTGCGACTGTGGATCGAAAGCGACTTCCTGGTTTACAAGCTGGACTACTTGCCAAGATTCGCCACCCGCATGTCGGGCTATCCATCCAGGCTTGCGCTCTTCAAGCCATTGTTTGTATAACGATTGCCAAAGTTCAGGATCACTGCTCTGAGTAATCCTACCAACAGGTTCAGTCATGTCAATCTCCTATTCAGTTTGATCTACTTTTTACTGGACAGGACAATTATACAACAGATTACGGGGATAGGAACACCTAACAATTTTTATGAATGTGTTAGTAAAGTGTTAGCTTGTGTTAGGTGAAAGGGATTATGAACATATAGCACAACGGGGGTGTAGGAAGACTTGGAAGGGATACAGGAGATCGTGAAGTGAACGTATACCCTTTATTATAAAAAATAATTCTCCACCAGAGAGAATTATTTCAACCCTTGGCAGGGGGGAGGGGCTCCCCCCCCCACCCCCCCACCCACCCATACCCTAAGGAGGTAGACATGGACGCAGCAATGTTCGTAACAACAGTGGCTAAGGAAATGTGTAGAAGAGCAGATCAGGCTTATGCTCATCAAGAAATGGATAGAGGTCATGCTATTCATAGAGCAATTGATGTGCTTGAGTGGGTCTACTATGACCTAATCAATAAACAAATCAATAGAGTAGCAAAGGAAAAGGGCGAATAGCCCTTTCTCCATTTAAGTCTATCTAAGAAAGGAGGTGAGACTAATGAAAACAAAGTATCAGCCATCGGGTAAAGCTACATACGATCAATTCGGTTGGAATACAAAAGAAGAATTGCCCTTAGTGCATAGTAAGTACAATGTGGGCGTATCCTTCTATAGCGCTGCTTTTATAGTGGGTGCAGTACTAGGTATATTGATATACGTATTGGCAAGATAACAACTTATTCAGGACATAGGGCAGGCATCTGCCCTTTGTCCATTTAAGTCTTAGAAAGGAGACTTATTATGAAAATCTCACTCGTGGCACTATCTATACATATGTACTACCTACTGTCTGAAGCACAGGCAAAAGAGCTTGAAGACGACCTCAACTCTACCCTGCTAGCACTAGGCCCTGATTGGTGGAAATCATATCTACTAACAGTAGTGCAGATACTCATCGATCAGTATAAAGACCATAGAGCAGCATCAGCGGTTATTCAGTTCGTAGATCATTATTCTAAATTATTTTAGAGACTAGGGCAGAAATGCCCTTTCTCTATTTAAGTAAGGTATGCAAGTATGGGTAACTCGTTATAGTTACACCAGCGATAGTATACACAATCACAACTTATTTCACAAAAAGGAGAATATACCATGTCAGAGAAAATGATTAGTAAACGTGCAGATTACGCAAAGTTCCGCAACGATAATGGCCCTTTCTATAAGGCCAATGTGGGAACATCAACTATGCCAATCTACACAAAAGAGCACTTCAAGTATGCTGCCTACGCAAGCAACTATGCCAAGGCTGCACGCACCATCAATGTACGCATCGTGGTGTTGTCCATTGCTATTGCAGTGGTAAGCGTATTGGGTGTCTTGCTCAACATCTAATCAGTAAGGGGTATAGGGAGAGCAATCTCCCTATGCCTATTTAATCTAATAAAGAAAGGAGGTGATATTCATGTTGAAAAGTATTGATGCTATTAGAGCCATACTGCCATGTACGCACTTTGATTGGCACATGCGAGGTAATTACTTTGTAGTAATGGCAGCGCATAAAGACCTATCCAAGCTAAGGGCACTATATAGAATTATTGATGAACATCTAAAGCCCATACTGTGGCAAGGCGAGAAGAATGGCGATCAACCATCCATAAGCATATTAGGGAGATAAGCATGGCTAAAATCAAGCATCAAAACCGTAATAAGAAGAATGATAAAGGGCAGGGTAAATCAGGATTATCTCAATATAAAGTACGTAAAGAGGGTGTGAAAACAGGTAAACAACAAACTGAGATCAAGGAGATGCTAAAAGATGAAGCATTGAATAAATAGCAATACATAACTAAATAAGGGCTAGCAGGGATGCTAGCCCTAACTCCATTTAAGTAAATGTTTACGAGCACTACTTGTATGGTAGTTGCTACAGAAAGGAGCGCCTATAAGGTATGTACATCATGCAGTAAGCAGACACTATTAGTACTAAGAAAGGAAGGTACGCCTTGAACCTTGCAATAAAACGTCTGCTAGAACAGGCTCACGATGTGTTTGTGTCCGACTCACAGGTAAGTATAGAGGGCAAAATACTCGCAGCCTACATCGAGGGTAAATGTACTCCTAATACAGAACCTAGAGATATTAGGGAAGAAACTATGAGACTCAGGCACCTCATAGCCCTGCGTAAAGAAGAGATCCGTAACAGGAACATGCTAACCCTGAATGGTCTACTTGTTGCACGCTGGCATCCCAATGCGTATCTCAGGGAAGTCCTGCAGGATACAAATGACCCAAAACTAAAAGATTACCTAAACCAGTACATTGAAAAAGGAGACACATATGAACTTTAGCCCGAGAGTACAAAATAATACTGAACAACTCAAGCGTGAAATCCTTGAGGATCGTGACCAATTCGAGTCCTGGCAAGAACGTGTTGCCAAGAAAACAATGGCTGAGGTCTGGAAGAAACTCGGTATCACTGATACCAAAGAATCTGAAGGGCAGCATGCTATGGTGTCGATTGGGGATCACAAAAAGAACATGAATGCCAGGAATCCTATTTCTGGCCTGAATGCTCTGGCTGATATTCCCAAGTACCGCACCCTCGAATGGCACAAGCACATCGCTTGGTTCGATCCTACCCTGGATGCGAATGATGTTGTTGTGTACTTCAATGAGGCAACTGGCAAGTACGAGTTCTATTCATGGCTGAATGGTGTGTTCCAATCATCCATCCTGAATATGCCAACTCTCACTTCCAAGAACCTTCTGAACAAGAGACGCAACATCGTTCAAAAGCATGCAGAGCTTGACCGCTACTGTCAGGCCAAGGACTTCAAGAATAACTACCGTGTAATCATGGCTGATGATAACGTCAAGCATCACTACCAGGATGAGATTCGCAAGTGGTTCGAGTCTCCATACTCGGTATACCTTGAAGAGCAGATCAAGCGCTGGAATGAGGTTCAGGCTGTCCAGAAGATCAATTACCCATCAGATCGCTATGTTCCCGCTAAGCCACCTTCTACCGAGAAGGTTAGCTTGGTTGAACAACTGAACACTGCGAGTAAGGATGTAGTGTTGAAAATCCAAACCCTGTCCTCACCAGACCCACGCTTTGAGTGGTTCCGTGTCAACGATGATAGCAGCAAGAATCGCATCATCTCTGGTATCCTCAAGAGCAACGCTGGTATTACCGTTGCGATGGCTACCCAAGAAGAGATTGATGGCGCTCGCATCATCTTAGGATAAGCTAACAGAGAGGCACTCTTCCTGAGGGAGTGCCTCTCCCCTTTTAATCTATCTATAACTATTGTTGTAGCTAGATCAAAGTGGCTGATATTC